CTACACTATTACTTCTGTACCAGCTACCTTTTCATTAGATATAGAGTTTGACGCTCAGGCTTCTACAGATGTAGTAAATGTTTTATCTTCATTAAGCATAGAAGACGTAGTTAGTTTTGGTGAAGCTAACCATACACCTTCTGCTGCAGTAGTAGCTTTCAGTGTAGATGACTTAGACTATGTTGCTGAAGCTAACCTTACTCTAGTAGCAGCAACTATGTCTTTCGACTTAGATGCGGTTGAGTATGACGCTGATGCATCAACAGATGCTACTTCTGTAGCTGCTACCTTTAATACGTTAAATGATCTAGAGTATGCTGCTGCAGCTAATACAACACTAAGTTCTGCTTTGTTTGCTGGTGCAGCGTATGATGTAGACTTTGATGCAAAAGCAAACACAAGCCTTTCTGCTATAGCAAACGTAATAGATGTAGATGCTGTTGACTTTAAGGCAGAAGCAAAGATAACTACACCTGAAGCCGTAGTAAGTTTTAATATAGAAGACTTTACATCTGTATCAGGCGAAGCAAACACTTCTCTATCAGCTAACTTACTTGAGTTTGCATCTCTTGAGTTAGAAGATGTTACAGGTGTTATATTTAATTACCAACCGTTTGCCGATGCATATGATAGAGCTAGAACTGTGTACCTCGTAACATATGACACTAACAGAACAGTACACGTTGTACCAGAAAATAGAACAGTTTATATTGAGAAGATGGACAGTAACTACACTGTCTACATAGCAGCATAAGGACTTACGATGTCTTACAAATGGCCTGACAAAGATAAAGATGAAACACTAGACTATAGCATAGATTGGTCTAGGTTTTTAGGTAGTGACACAATTAGTTCTGCTACTTGGTATGTAGATGATGCTGAAGGCGTAAAAACAGAAGCGCAAGATAACACACCTATTAATGGCTTAGTTGTTTTATTTGGTGGTACTACTATTGGCGGCGGCGGTAAAGTCAGTACAGTTAGATTAACTAATGGTACTAACAACGTGCGTTATCGTATTACTTGTCAGATTACAACAGCAGCTAATTTAATATATGAACGTTCAGTATTCTTAAGAGTTAAGGAAAAGTAATATGGCTTATAATTATATTGGACTAGTAAACGACATTAACCGCCGCCTTAACGAAGTAGAGCTTTCTGTTGCTAACTTCCCTAACGCTACAGGTTTCTATAGTCTCGCTAAAGATGCTGTTAATAGCTCTATCCGTCACATTAACCAGGAAGAGTATAACTGGCCTTGGAACCATGTAGAGGAAACGGAAGTGCTTCTAGCTGGTGAGTCACGCTACAGTATGCCATACGATTGTAAGTCTGTAGATATGAATACGTTTAGGATTAAACGCAACGACTCTCTTAACGTAACAACAGTTAAATTAAAAATACTTCAATACGAAGAATACCTTGACAAATACGCAGATTCTGAGTATAACTCTAATGAGAGTAATAGAACTACACCAACGCATGTTGCCCGTGCGCCAAGTAGAGAATTAATATTCTACCCAGCGCCTGACAAAGCATACGAAGTTGTTTATGAGTATTATCGTACAGCTTACGATCTAGAGTTGCATGATGATGTCCCTAATATCCCAGAGCAATATAGATACGCTATTGTAGATGGTGCTATGTATTATGCTTATCAGTTCCGAGGAGACATGCAGGCTGCTAGTATGTCACAACAAAAGTTTGAACAGTCCATTAAACATCTAAGAAGTATCCACATTAACAGAACTCAGTACATTAAAGACTCACGAGTAAGATTCTAATGGCAACACAATGGCAAACATTCCCTATAGAGTTTCGTGGGGGTCTAATATCTAATATGTCTGCCCTTCAGCAGGGTACTAATGCTGTGGGTTCAGCTACTATTCTGCAGAACTTTGAGCCAAACAAAGAAGGTGGTTACACTAAGATTCTAGGCTATGAGAAGTTCTCTAGTACAGCAGTACCAGGCAGTGGTAACATCTTAGGTGTTAAGGTTGCGTCTAGCAATACAGTCATAACAGCACGTAAGAATGCTAGCAATGTCACAGAGTATCACTATGGTGTTGGTGCAGCTTGGACCAGCCTAGGGTCTATGACCGCTTTGGGAGGTAACATCCGTCACACAGAGGTTAACTTTGATGGTACTAGAAAGTTCATCTTTGTAGATGGTGTTAACTACCCTGCTGTAATTGAGTTCCCTATTGATGTAGGTACACCTAGTAACAGCTTCACAGAGTTTACTAGTTCTAATAGTGCAGACCTAGAAGGTGCCTCTAACGTTATTTTATTTAAGACTACTGTATTCTTTGCTAAGAACAATCTGTTATATTTCAGTGCTCCCTCAGACGAAACAGATTACTCAGCAGCTAATGGTGCAGGTAGTATTAACGTAGGTGAAGAGATTACAGGTCTATCTGTTTTCCGTGAACAACTAATTATATTTACTAAGAATACTATTAAGCGTATTGTTGGTAGTACTATTTCTGACTTCCAGATGCAGCCTATCACAGAACGTATTGGCTGTGTTGACGGTGATACTATTCAGGAAGTCGGTGGTGACATCATGTACTTAGCTGATGATGGTATCAGACTACTAAGTGCTACTGATCGTATTGGTGACTTTGCACTAGACTTACCATCAGATATTATTGCTAAAGACGTAGCAGCTTTTATTGATTCAGCAAGTAGCTTTGCTTCTGTAACACTTAAGAAGAAAGCACAGTACCGTATCTTTAGCTTTATTGAGAGTCAGCAGGTTGGTGGTGCCCAAGGTTTACTTGTTACTAAGTTTGCTGCACAGGGTACATCTGGTCTAGCCTGGGGTAAGACTAAGGGTATCAAAGCTAATATTATTGATGCTGACTATACCTCTACAATCGAGACTATCTGTTTTAGTAATACTACTGATTACATCTACACGATGGACATAGGCAATAGCTTTGATGGAGATAATATTGAGGCTATTTATGAATCACCTTTTATGCCTATTACTGACCCACAAACACGTAAGACATTCTACAAGAACACTCTATATCTTGAGCCTTTAGGTAATACCAATATTTCAGTAGGTCTTAAGTTTGACTTTGATAGACTACCAGAGGACGGTGTTGTACAGCCTTCATCCCAGATTATTACGTCTGGTGGTTCAGCAGTATCATTCTTCGGTGACCCTCTTTATGTCATGTCTAGAACAGAGTCCTTCACATCTACATCAGCACAAGTAGATTTTGTAATACAAGATGTTGAGTACACTGTAGGCACAGATATTGATAAAGTGATAGTCACTATTAATGGTACAGAAACAAGGGCTTTTTCTGTTAATAGTGTAGCTGATGGTAGCAACTACGATATAACAGTTACGTTGGACTCTGGTGCATCACTAGATGATGAAGTATTTATTGTACTTATTCCACCTTCTGTAACTCAACCAAGTTACTTTGGTGGTGAGCTAGATAAAGTTTATAACCTAAATGTAATCGGCTCTGGTAAGACAGTAGCATTACGTATTAGTGATAACTCAACAAACCCAACATTTACACTGGACACATCTTTATTAGAGTTCAGACAGAACGATAGGCAGTAAGGAACCTTATTATGGCAGGTTATACACGACAAGACGGTGGCAACATTTCAAACGGTAACATTATTGATGCTACTGATTTGAATGCTGAGTTTGATAAACTACAGACAGCTTTTGCTAGCTCAGGAGGTCACACACATGATGGCACTTCTGATGGCGGTGCTCGTATTGAAGTAGTCGGCCCTAATGGTGAGGTTACAGTCGGAGCTTCTGCTGTAACACCTAAAGTATCTACTGATGTAGACGTTGGTACTGCTTCTCTTAAGTTCAACAATGCTAACTTTAAAGGTACTGTAAGTGCGCCTACATTTACTGCTACCTCTGGTGCTACTATCCCTAGCCTTACTGTCGGTAGCAGCACAGCCGTAACTTCTGTTGATGCAGACTTGTCAAGTGTATCTACTAACCACGACACACTAGCTTCAGCCAAAGCTATTAAGACGTATATTGATAGCCAAGTTACTGCACAAGACCTAGACATTACTGACGGTACAACTACAGGCTCTATTGACTTAGACAGCCAGAGTTTAACCTTTACAGGTAGTACAGGTATTACTGCTAGTGTATCTAATCAGACAGTTACAATTTCTACAGATGACAGTGCAATTGCACACGACAGTCTATCAGGTTTTGTAGCTAATGAGCACGTAGATCACTCAGGTGTATCTATTACAGCAGGTAATGGCCTTACAGGTGGCGGCACTATTGAATCCACACGTACTCTAACTGTTGATCCTCATACAGGTATTGCTGTAACAACAGACGGTGTAGCTCTATCCCACTTAGGCTTAGAAGACCTAGCTGATCCTGAAGCTGATCGTGTAGCATTCTGGGATGACAGTGCAGGTGCATTCAAGTGGTTGGAGATGGGTTCTAACTTAGCTATTACTGGTACAACACTTAACGCTACTGACACCAACACTACCTACTCAGCAGGTACAGGACTAACCTTAAGTGGCACAACCTTTAACGCTAACGTAGATGCAACTGCACAAACTACAGCAGCAGAAACTGTTACTTCAACTGCTAGTCGTACTTATGCAGTACAGGTAGATGGTAGTGATAACTTAGTAGTAAATGTACCGTGGGTTGATACCGACACAGATACTACTTACACTGCTGGCACAGGGTTAACTTTAAATGGTACAACCTTTAACGCTAACGTAGATGCTACAACACAGACTGTGGCAGCAGAGACAGTATCAGCTACTGCAAGCCGTACATATGCAGTACAGACAGACAGTAGTGATAACCTAGTGGTAAACGTACCTTGGACCTCTCCTAGTACGCTAACATCTACAGGTGCAGTACTTATTACGCCAACTACTAGTGAAGCTGGTTCTATAAATAGTCCTGAAGTAATTATTAAAAGTGCTGCTACCCCCAGTAATGACACTAGAGCACCAGATTTAGTTTTGTATAACACAGATACGGTATTAGGCGCACCTGCAACACTAGGGGAATTTCAATTTAGAGGCGATAATGCATCTAGTAATACTACAACTTTTGCTTCTATTGTAGGGGGAGCAACTTGGACAACTGATGCTGATGAAGACGGTGAACTTTATATAAAAATTAAATCAGATGGCAGTGATTTTAATGTTTTTGAAGCCCTTTCACAAAATGGAAGTGCCTCAACTACTGTGGCAAGTCCAGGAAGTTTATTTTTTGAGTCGGGTTCTTCTTCTCCTACATATTATTTTATGTCTCAGTCTGCTACAGATAGTAATACTAATGTTGACGTTATTATCAGAAACAGAGATACTGTACCTGTAGATGGTCAGGTATTAGGTACATTACGTTTTCAAGGTGAAGACTCTGCAAGTAGTGTAATAGACTATGTATCACTAGAGGCATCTATTAGAGATGAAACATCCGCTACACAAGACGGTACATTTAAGATTAACTTATATAATGGCGGTTTTGAACGTACTGTATTTGAAGGTAACTATTTAGGTCATACCATTGTTAGTGCAGGTAATGATATATACTTAAAGCCTACCAGCGATGACGTATACCTTCAAGGTCTAAACGGGGCTAGTGCTCAAGTAAGATTTGGTCTTTCAGGTTCGTCTACACAAACTCTGGAAGCGTCAGGCGTTCTTACTCTTAGGGCAGGAGGTAGCTTAAACAGTACGTTTAATGGTCAAAACTTAACTGTTGAAGGTGCTCTATCTAAAGGCTCTGGTTCATTTAAGATTGACCATCCACTGCCAGCTAAGACAGAGACACATCACCTAGTTCACTCATTTATTGAAGGACCACAAGCTGACCTTATCTACCGTGGACGTGCGGAGCTAGTAGATGGTACAGCTACAGTAAACATCGACACTGCAGCAGGTATGACTGAGGGTACATTTGTAGTACTGTGTGGTGACGTACAATGCTTCACATCTAATGAGTCAGGCTGGACTGCAGTAAAAGGTTCTGTGTCAGGTAATACTCTTACCATCACAGCACAGGACAACACATGTGCAGACACTATCTCTTGGATGGTTGTAGGTGAACGTAAAGACCAGCATATGATCGACACTGACTGGACTGACGATGAAGGTCACGTCATTGTAGAACCTGCAAAGCAGTAGGGCTAAAGTATGTCTATTAACTTGACACCAGAAGAGCTAGAGGATATGCTTGATCGTGCAGCTAGACGTGGTGCTAAAGAAGCACTCAAGTCTCTAGGCTTGCAGGATGATGACGCACACAAAGACATTATAGAGATGCGTACTTTGTTAGAAGCATTTAGGGATACCAAGAAAAGTATATGGAACACAGCAGTAAAAATATCTACCGTAGCATTGCTATCCTTTATAGCAGCCTCTGTGTGGATGCAAATAGGGAATAAATAATTATGGCTAAACAGTTTGCAGGTTTTACACCAGAACAGCTAGGCAGAATCGTGCCAGAGATAAAAGGCATGCAGGGAGATGAGCAAACTAAGTTCTTAGCTGCTAATCCTGCAGCCGCTGCACGTGTAGGTAAACTGTACGAGATGGCTAAGACTCGTATAGGCATGGCAAAAGGTGGGTACATCAAGGGTTATGCTGAAGGTGGTCTAGAGGACGAGGAAGCTACCACAGATCCTGTAGAAGATACAACTACTCCTATTAATAACTTTACAGGTGAGATTGCTACTAAGACCAAAGATCTTATTAGTGAAACTATGGCGGTTAAAGATCCTACCGTAGAAAAAATCACTACTGCAACTGATCAGGAAATAGACACTACAAAAGGTCAATTAGATGAGCTTACAGAAATAACAGCCAAGGAAGTAGGAGACGCTGAGAAGGCTGCAGAAGTAACTACACCTGATGCTGAGAAGTATCAAGCTACTACTATTGAAGAAGATGTAAAAGCCGAAACAGAAAAGCTAAAACCTGCTACTGGTGTAGTGTCTGATGAAGCTCAAGTAGTAGCTGAACAACAGACTGAATCTGCTGTGTCTGGCTTAGAAGCTGCGCAAGGCGAAGCTATACTAATGAGTAATCCTGTACAGCGTGAGATTCAGGATGGTGAGCTTATCAGTGGTGCAGCAGACGCAGAGAAGGCCGCTAAGTTTACTGAACAGATTGAGGCAGCTACAGCTACACCGTCAAAGAAAGCTACTGTAGCAGGACAGCTAGAAGGACTTATGGACGACTTTGAGGGAGGTGAGACTCCTGCGTGGGCTGCAGGTGCTATGCGTAGTGCTATGGCTTCTCTAGCTTCACGTGGCTTAGGTGCATCTTCTCTTGCTGGTCAGGCTGTTATCCAAGCTGCAATGGAGTCTGCACTACCGATTGCCCAAGCTGATGCAGCAACAATGGCATCTTTTGAAGCACAGAACTTGTCAAACCGCCAACAACGTGCTATGCTTGCTGCGAAGCAACGTGCTGACTTTATGGGTATGGAGTTTGACCAGGCATTCCAAGCTCGTGTAGCTAACGCATCTAAGATTGCTGATGTAGCCAATATGAACTTTACAGCTGAGCAACAGGTAGCTTTAGAAAACTCTCGTGTCGCTAATAGCATGAACTTAGCCAACCTTAGCAACTCCCAAGCTATGGTTATGGCAGAGGCAGCTGCATTGTCTAACTTAGATATGGCGAACCTAAGTAACCGCCAACAAGCTGCTGTACAGAACGCTCAGTCTTTCCTGCAGATGGACCTAACTAATCTGTCTAATGAGCAGCAGACATCGTTGTTTAAAGCGCAGCAGAATATTCAGTCACTCTTCAATGACGCCGCTGCTGAGAATGCTGCAGCTCAGTTTAATGCATCTAGTGAAAATCAGACTAATCAGTTCTTTGCTAATTTAGCTTCTACTGTCTCCCAGTTCAATGCAGCCCAGTCTAATGCTATGGATCAGTTTGACGCTAATGCAGTTAACTCTGTACGTCAATTTAATAAGTCAATGGAGAACCAACGTGACCAGTTCAACGCACAGAACGGTCTTATTGTAGCTCAAGCGAATGCTACGTGGAGGCAGAACATTGCAACGTTAGACACGGCAGCTCAAAACGAAGCTAATATGGCGTATGCTAAAGCTATGAATGGTCTTACTTCTACTAACTTAGATGCATACTGGCAACGTGAGCGTGACATTATGAGCTTTGCATTTACTTCAGCCGAGAATGCAGCAGATCGTGTTTCATCTGTTCTACTAGAAAAACTCAGCGCAGAAAATAAAGCTGATCTAGCAGATCAGATGGGTAAAGGTACACTTGTAAGTAGCTTGCTTTATAACGGACTGAAGTGGATTGGTAATAAGATATTTAATCCTACATCTGAGGAAGATAAATAATGGCACTTAATGATCAGTTTAGTTTAGCAGACGCTATAGTAGGACAGGCAACGGAAGGCCCATCTCTAGAGGGTAGTCGTCGTAGAGCTAAAGGTCTTATGGCTAAAGCAACAGAAGAGACTTATACTGTTGATCAAGTGCAAGCAGAGATTGACCAGTACACACCTGAGCTTATGTCTTTCTACAAAGATGAGATTCGTAGTAATCGCTCTT